TGAAGTTGATCACTCCGTTCTTCTTGTCGATCTTGAACGTAGGATTAGCGGTAGCCACCTCGGTGTTCAATCCGTATCGGAAGTACCACACGTCATCAATATACCAGCCGTACTGCCCATCGTATGGGCTGAGTGGGTTCTGGAATAGGACGGGCGCCGTGCCGTTTATCCGGGCCAAATCGAGCTCGGAGAACTGGGGCGAAACAGCGTTCCCATTCTGATCGAACAGAATGTTTCCGCCTTGGTCATATAGGTAAGCCAATGCCGAATTGGCCTGGGTGCTTTCGCTCAATGGGAAAAGCACGCCGTTTGACTCGGCTGATATGCGGACCCAGTTGACAAAGTCGGGAGGAAGCACCACCCGAAGCGCGCTGTCAACAGTCACCTCAAGGACCTTCGTCTCTTTGAGGGCGTCGTAGTTAAGCTCCTGGATGGCCCTCTTCGCATAGAACACCACCTGATACCGGGTGATGTTTCCGATGATCTCGTTGTTGCCCTGATACATCAACATGAAGTTGTTGACGATGTCCTCCAGCGAGATGTACTGATAGGATCCCCAGTTCGCGTCTTGAGGCGTATTACCGTTATTGGTATAGTACTGCTCTTGATTTATGTAAGCCATTATCCTCTATCTTTTTGGAAGTCAGCAGCCTCTTTTGCGCTAGCCATTTGCACCACCTCTTGCTCCCTAATCGACACGCCGGCATATTGCAGGATCCTGGCGACCAGGTCAGAGAAGTCTGACTCCGGTAACTCAAAGTCCGTGGAAGCGGCCGGGTTGTATACGGGCTCGCCTCCCACAAGGCTGGCATAGCCCCAAATAGGAGTCGTTGGGTATCGGATGTATTGGACCGTCACGCCGCTGGTTATGCTGCTTGGATAGACCACGACCCTTTGGGCCAGGGCAGAGCCGGTGCCGGTCCCAGTCATTGTGTAGGCCGGGAACAAAGTGGATGGCGCCGTAAGGTTGGACGCGTTCAACTGATTGATTTTGCTCAGAGATACCCTGTCAACGATCTTGCCATTGTACAGAACATTGATCATCGTGTAGCAGTCTGCCGGCGCGGAGAAGTTACCGGCATTGTATGCCATCGTAGCCGTAGCGCTGAAAGTGTCGATAACCTCCTCGGTGATCTGTCTAAGATTGGCATATCCTTCCCCGGAAATCTTCGTCTTGGCTGCGCTTAAGCTGCCATAGTTCTGCCGGTATACCTGGTCGTTGTATGTCTGAAAGTAGTCCTCAAAGATGTCCGTCTGGGCCATCCTTGCGTATAGATTGAAGTCGTTGGGCGTGATGTAGCCGTAGTTGTTCTTATTTACGATAGCCAAAACAGCCGTTCTTACCTCGTTTATCATACACAAAGGTAATAAAAAAAGCCACCCAACTGAGATTCAGCGGGTGGCTTTAAAGGTTAAGCCGACCTATGCAGAGAACGCAAGCGTAGTGATCGTCCTTCCGCCTGGCAATGGCTGAAGATCAAACGGCGTGGCTCCTTTTTCGCCCCTTGATGCGGCACAAATAGCATTACTCACAAACTCCTGGGTGATACGGTCAGCATCATTAGAGCTGAAAGTCAAGGTTAAAATTGAATCAGCCGCTCTGTTTAGGCGGATCAATAGGTCGTTCGTATTACCGCTGGGGACGATGTTTATAACATTGTCAGCGTCAAGAAGAAAGTCGCCGTTTGTGGCTGTAGTCTGCAATGCAGCAGGAATTCTTAGATATTTTGCCATGATTATGCGAAAGATAAGGTTACGTTTCTGTTTTCTGGTAATGAAACCGTAAGTGCGCCCTCTGGGCTTGATACTGCGGAATTTGCGTCAACAATTGCATCAAGAATTACCTCATGCGTTGCTCCCGTTAAGTCTTCTCCAAACGTGAGAGTCACAACGTCAAAGCTGGCACTAGGAGTGAGAATGTTTAAGACAAGAGTCGTGCTAGCGGAAGAACCCTCTTGGGCACTAATTACGCTTTCCACATTAAGATACGCAGGCGAGCTAATTCGAGTAGGCGGATACGAATCATTGCAGATGGTAGAGGTAGCAAATGTGTCTGAGGTAAACAAAATCCTTCGTTGTCCACCAGACCTAGACACGGCCACATAACTGTTCGACGTACCCAATGAGGCAACTCCGTTCCATATGTTGGAGTTGTTGTTGGTAGTAGCTCCAGCAGCTGCGGTCCAAGTTGTTCCGTCAGCGCTTGTGGCAATTCGAACCGACTGAGCTCCGTCCTGTCCAACGGCAACAATGTTTGTCCCGTTTGATGCCAAAGATTTCCATGAAACACTCGCGCTTATTCCGGCGTTTGATGTCCATGTCACTCCGTTATCAGTACTAACGTAGGCCCTGTTTGATCCTGAGTTAGAAACAGCAACGAACGTAGTCCCTCTAGCAACAACAGACTGCCATGTAGAGGTGGTGGCAGTTGTTGCGGCAGCCCATGTTCCAGTCGGAGTCGCATTCGCGTTTCGGTTTATTTGAGCCGTAGTGGTTCCGTCTGAGGCGACAATTACCCAGGTATTACCGGCACCATTCCATGCAATACCATTCCACGCCTGAGCGGTAGCAGCATTAGTACCCGTATACCCGGATGTCCCGGTTGTGCTATGATAAACCGCATTGGTCGCAACTCCACTCGACACTACAGCGAATACGGTTCCGTTCCATGCAATGCCCGTAAAGATGCCATCTACGTATCCTCCGGCAGCCGCTGTAACCTCGGTCCAGGTGATACCGTCGGTGCTTGTCATCATCCTGTTTGTTCCGGAGTTAGCTACTGCAACGAATCGACCGTTACCAAAAGCAACGGAAGTCCATGTCTTATTCACCACAGAAGCAGTCAGGCCTTGGATAATAGTCCAGTTCACACCGTCCGTGCTTCGGGCAACTCGGAATGGACCAGAGTCAGCCAAGGCAACCCAGATGGGCGAACTAGTGTTGTTGTTTGAAGCAACGCAAGTCCAGTTGCTATTCGTGAATTCTGTTGGGAACTTTAAAAACTTCGACATATTAATCGATTGTGGTTGAGATGGTGATATTCGCTGTTGGCAAAGAATCAAGAATGAAAGCGCTTACGGCCGAGCTGGATTTCCCCAAAGAGGCCGTAAACACAGCGTTAATGATCGCATTTCTTGACGGAGTATCTGCGGTTATAGAAAGAGTAACCCTATCAAGGGCGCTTGTTGGCGCGCCTTTGAGCCTCAGTATTACTGCGGTATTCGCTGTTGAATTAACAGCTCCAACAAGGTCTAAGTTGACCAATGTTGAAGCAAGCGAGGTGCTTACTTTTACTGATTTCGCAATTCTTAAAAACTTTTGCATAGCTAAACTTTAGGCAAATATACAAGATTAATCGGGCAAGTGTTTTTCGAGCGTCTTCATGATCTCGACCCCTTCGTCTGTCAAAAAGAAAGCCCTAGTGGCACTGCGAGCCGTTTCTCCAAGTGGAATAGACAGCATTTTAGACTTGTTGGTAGACAGATTGAAGTGAACCGCTGTCTTCTTGGTGACCAGGATGCCCGTGTCGAACATCTTCGATACAAGTCCGTCGTGAGCCACCTGTGGGTCGTTTGCGATCGACAAGAACTCCTCCGGATTGTTCCTTGCGTAAACAAGGATGTCCCGCTTAAGCTCAGCAGTCGAAATGCGAGTCGGATCAACCTCAAGAGCCACCCGGGCGACGTTCTCCATCATAGAGATCTCCATCTTACGAGCGACATTGAGAGCCTCAATCTCGACCTCAAGAACGTCAAGTTCCTTGCTTGCGTCTCTCTTTCTATCTACCTCCTCGAAAACGGCCCCATTGTCCGGGTGAACCTCTAAGAATCTCTGTAGGATGAGGTTTGTGTCCTCAACGGTGAGAAAACCATCCTCAAAAATTATTGGCTCAAGAATAAAATTCCCGTCCTGTTCATCGACGTATGGGCTTTTCTGATTCCTGGCATAACGGAGTTCTCTGTTGCGAGTTCCGTCAAAATGATAAAGCCTGCGAGCGATCGTGTTACGGCTTGCAAGCATAAACGTCAGCGGGGCTGACTCTTTTTTTAATCTGTAGACTTTTGGCATTTGATTTTAATTTAAAAGAAAAAAAGAAAAGGGGCGCACCGAAGTGCGCCCCAAGTGATTATGACTGGAAGATAAAGAAGTTGTTTGCGCCCAGAACACAAACACAACGCTCTGACAAGTAGTGAACGCTCATGCTGTCAACATCGCTATTCGCGGCACCACCGGCAGAACCCACAGCCCAAGTCTTGAACTTGCGGCTTTCTGCTTCTGTTTCGCGATAACGAACGTGCAAGAATGGACGCTTGGCATTCTGGCCCATTACTTCGTCGTAGACGTTGGTGGTACCAGCTGGTACAAGCAATCCGTTCACAGCGCCTCCAACAGTACCTGTGGCAGTACCTTGACCGCGCATGGTGGGGTCGTTCAGGTATTTCCAGTCGGTCTTGTAGAAATCGTAGCCACGGCGGAAGCCTCGGAAGCCGAGATTCAAGGCCATTTGCTCGCTGTTGTCAAACAAACCGTAGGAGGTTCCACCGGTACCGTAAGAGTTTTGAGCGGCCAAGAAGTCATCCATGGCGAAAGAGGCAGCACGGTTTATGAACATAGCATTTTCTTCGATGGCACCCTGCTTATCAAGACGCTGTACAATCGCGTCAAAGTCAACAAGACTGGTTGGGAAACCACCGCTGAAGATGTTACCACGGCTAGTTACGGCGCTAAACACGCCCTCAGTGCCCTTGAAGCCAGTGTTGGCCGCTCCGTTAGTCAGGTTCCCGGCTGCCGGAATTGCCTCGATCATCGAGGACTCGAGATAGTCTTCGAAGCGAAGACGAGATTCGTGCTCGGCCTTCATGTACCACAGGTATCCGGAAGCGCCATTCTCGGTGGTTACCTCTACCCATCCAATCTGAGTCATGTCAGAACCTGTCACGGTGTAACGGTCTTTCAGAATAATAGGGTTGTTTGCAAAATACGAGTCAAAAGGCTGCAAAGACTGACTCATTCCTGAGTCGCCTTTTTTGAATTCAGATCCGTAAACCCAAACGGTATACGTTCCGTTCGTCAAGCCGGACGATTCATATGCAGCAGCAGTAACCGAGGTAGTGGCGTTAGGGGCAGCGTAGGTGACAGAGGCCACCCTTGCGTGAAAAGAGGCCGTTCCATTCTCTTGTTGACAAAAAATGTTTTGTCCTTCGCGAAGAGCAATGTTTACAGCCGCCAATGGCTGAGCGTTAGTTCCGGTTGGATATCCGGCAACGGTGTCTTGCGCCGGAACGGTCAATGTTGCAAGACCATTCGCAAACGTAACGGTTACGTTTGTGTACTTAATGTGAAGGCGGCCCTGCTCTGCCCAACGGATAAGGTCGGATGCACAAGGCATTTCCGCGCCTACCATACGAAGGAAGCCGGATACACTACGATTACCGTAGCGCTCGAACTCTTTCTCGTAAATGTCTGGCAGGTATTGGTTGGTCCAATCGAAAGCAGTGCTTCCGATATAGTTGGTGGTAGCGATCTGACGGTTGGCAGATGGCTGAAGCTGAAAAGATGGTGATGCGTTAACTGGCATGATTTTTAGGTTTTATAGGCTTTGATGCGTAGCCCGTTGCCTGACGACGGTGGGGTTACCGCTGCGACCTTCATACCTCCCGAAGAAGCTGGCTGACCAACTGTTCTTACGTCCATGTTGACGTTTTTGCTCTTCTTGGCAAAATCGTCCGTGGCAGAAGCCACTCCTTGTTCGTAGAAGAACTTGGCGAACTTTTCCGGGTTCGATGCGATCGCTAAGGCCCGATGATAACCAGCTGCGTCTGAGATAAGGCCATCGGCATCCAGGAACTTCTTTATCAAATTCACTGGGGTGCTGTTCTGCGCTTTAATCTCAGCTGCCTCGGCCGGAGAGTATGTGAGTCTCTTGTCCCCTAAGTTGAACTCAAAACCTTTGAATTCGGGACCGAAGACCTCTTCTGTCTTCTTTTGAAACCACTCGCTCCTGCGTTGAGCTTGCTTCTGCTCATCTTGAGCCTTGTCAAGGTACTCTTTGTATTGTTTGTACTCCTCTGAATCCTCTAGAGAGTTTGCCCTCGACTCGAGTGGCGCCCTGTATTTCTCCTTGAGATCGTTGAAGTATTTCTTTGCTTTAGCTAATTCTCTTTTCTTGGCGGCTTTCTTCTTCTTGATAGACGAATCGTCATCATCATGCTCGCTGTAAGAAAATTTTTCCGCCAAAATGTCTTTTGCGTCTTCCTTGTCAAGAAACTCTTCTGTAGCAACAGTGTACTCCAGAAGCAACTCGTCAGGGTCAACGGCATCGTAATCCTTGTTGAGCTTAATGTAATCCTCAAGAGTCCTACCGGTTTCCTTGCGATACTTGAGAATCGCCATGACATCCTCCGGGAGAGGCTCTTGAGAAGACTTTTGCTCAATCAATTCATCGATGGAATTGATGGGTTTTTTGTACCTCTCTCTAATAAATGAAAGAACGTCACCCTCTTCAATCGTTTTTTCAGCGGGAGGAGTTGGGGGGGTGTTCCCCTTATCATCGCCGGCGAGAGTTTTCTCCAAGTCTTTTTGGGCTTGGATTTCCCTCTCTTGGACAGATGGAGCCTTGATTTCTTCATCCGTCATTACTCTGACTTTAATATTATCCATTTGATTAAATTTAGTGCAAATATATACGGTTTTTTACCGAGGGTTAAATTCTGCTAAATCGAACCCATCTAGGCTGTCCTCATCGCTCTCAAACGAGCTTGGAGGCAGATTGTTCCTTCTTTGATCGATCAATCTTGATTGCTGCGTGTTCTGTATGCCGATCCTCTTGGCTTTCTCTTTCTCCTTGAAATCCTCCCTCTTCGTAAGAGCTTCGGCCTGGGCCTGGGCGAGCTGCATATTGTACTGGAACTCCCGGTCCATAAGGCCTCCCTTAACCTCGGCCTCTATCTTCATCTTCTCCACGGCAAGAGTCATAGTCATCTTCTCGAGCTCCATGTCGGCCATGGCCTGAGCTTGGATCTTCTTCATCGCCAAGTCAGCCGCCATTTTCTGTGACTCAAGCTGAGTCTGCATACGCATTTGCTCCTGCTGCATCTGATTCGCCTGCGCGTTCTCGAGGTTCTTCTTCCGCTTCATCTTCAGCAGCTGGTTGGCAAGCTTGATGTTCTTTATTTCTCGGATGTCGATCGCATCCTCCAAGTTGATATCTCCCTTCTGAATTGCGGCAGCAATAGTGGCTTCAAGCCTTGCCTTGTCCTCTTCATCAGGCGAAACCTCGATGAAGACACCAAAATCGTAGATGTAAAGGTCCCGGATCGAATCCAGGATAGACACATTGTACCTACCGATCTGATTGATGAACTCCTCCCGGAACGGGGCATACTCAAGGACATCGGAGATTCTACAGGTAAGACACTCGGATAGCGTCTTCGTTATGTAGACCGATGCGTCAAGGATATGCCTGGTGGCCGTGTTTGAGTTCATGGCAGCAAGCTTTTGAACGCCAACAAGCGTCCTGTCGTCTGGCATCGATCCGTCTCTCGCTTCGTTCAAACCAGTTACGGCCCGAATCATGCCAAGGTAATGGTTGTAGTTGCCAATCAAGGCCGCCATCTTCTGCTGACCTGAGCTTGAGTTTAGCTCCTGAATTGGCACCCGGGCGTTGTTGAATTCACCGTCCTGCGTATAGCTCCGGCCGATGACGCTACCTGTCTGGAAGTAAAGGCGCAAAGCGTCCTCCGGATTGTACGACTGACCGGTTCCCAGGTCGACTTCATTGATACCATCGGCATCCAAAAACACACCGTCCGGTACAACCCTGGCAATAACCTGCTGCAACTTGAGGTGCGTGAGCTGGATGAGGTCCGCAAACGGGATCATCCGGCGC